GTTTCCCAGTCACGATCGGCCGATGGGTAATATCTCAATAAAAGTTAAAGAGGCTCCAACAGGTAAAGATGCAGGGTATGAAAATTTTGTTGGCAGGCCAAGACATAAGAATACAGGTAATCAAAGTTTAGATGACGTTGGTGAAGATTATCGTGAGGTAGTAGTACAAGCAGGACCTTTACCAGGTGAGGGTAAACCTTTTGTTTCAAGTGGTCACTTTCAAGAAGAAAACGTAATTGGATTTACTCGTGTTGCAACTTATGACAATGCATCAGGTCAACCAGTTGCAGTGATACAAGAATTACAAACTGACATGTTAACTAAAGTTCGTAAAGAACAAGAAAGATTAAATGCCTTACTTAAAAGAATAGAAAACGTAAAAGCAAAGGCACAAGAAAGAATTGGAGGCACAGATGAATATTACCGTGCTCAGGGCCAAAGACAACTCGATGCTATCAATCAAGCATTCCCACCTGCAACGCTACAAAAATTACAAGAAAATCTATCTGCTATAAAACCTTTTCCAAATACTGCAGGTGCTGAATTAATACCGACCTATTCAAAAGAGTTGAGTGACTTACAAAAACAAATAAACAAACTTGCAGAGATAGATATTACCAACCCTAATCCACAGACTATCTTTGGTATTGATGCAATAGAGACACAACAACAAAAAGTTTTAGACAACTTACTTGATCTAACCAGAGACAGTGAGTTAGAAAGAGACCTCAAGGGTATTCAGGTCCCTTCAAGTAATGAGAGTGATGAACTGATTGCCTTCGGAGAGGGTGCAGGTGACATGAATTTACAATATGGTGGATTTAAAGATTTAGAATTGTTTCCACCCATACCCTTTAACAAACAACCTGACTACGTTGATTTACTAATTAAAGCTACAATTAAAGATGCACAAACTAAAGGCATAAACAAAGTTGCAATCATGCCTGCTGAGAAAGTAAACCGAAGATGGGGTAAAGATCCCGATGGACCCGAGGGTAAAAAATTCAAAAACTTATACGATCAAGTAGCTGTACAACAATTAAAAAACATTGCAAAAAAATATAAAGGTAATGTAGCCATAGAACAAATAATAGATAATACAAAATCTAATAAAGGTATAAAAATTTTAAATAAAGGCGTAGATGGTGAGTTTCAATTATTGAAAGATTTTGAACCTTCAGGAAGAGGAACTGTAGATGCGGATGATTTACAAGGTTTTTTAGATACTGAAATCGAAAGAGTAGCTTTAGATTTTGGTACTAATGAAGTGGTACTTAGAAGAGAGATAGCGCCAGGACAAACCATGGAGTATTTTGTTCAAACAAAACCAGATGATGGATTCAAACTTGTGCCTTTAGGTGACGGCGATAGAGCAGAGAATGCAGCTATAATCATAGATGAGTATAATCCTCAAAAAATAGACATGGTAACTTTAACTCTTGATAGCCCTCAATCAAAAGAACCCTTCTTTATGTTCAAGAAAAAAGATGGTGGTACAATAGCAAAAGATAGTTTACTTTCAGTAACAGATATATTCGGACAATATGGTAGATAAATTCGACAGCACCCTAGATAATCCTGCAGACGGCCCAGCAAAGCCTGATGATAAGGAACAAATAGAAATTGAAGAAGTTGGCACAACTGTAAACTTAGACACAGATAGTGACACTGACGTAGAAATTATTGAAGATGGTAGTGCTATTGTCGGTCAAGAAGATGTATTGCCAACCGTAGGATTTACATCAAATTTAGCAGAAGTCTTAGACGAAGGCTTTATGCAATCTCTTTCAAACGAACTTGTAGAAAAAATAGAAGCAGATAAATCATCACGAGAAGATTGGGAGCAAGGGTACACGAAAGGCTTAGATCTTTTAGGATTTAAGTATGAAGAACGCACAAGACCTTTTAGAGGAGCATCTTCTGTAAACCATCCAATGTTAGCCCAAGCAGTAACACAATTTCAAGCTATGTCTTATGTAGAACTATTACCTAGTGATGGTCCAGTAAGAACACAAGTAGTAGGTGCAAACTCTACACAATTGCAACAAGCAGCAGAACGTGTCAAAGATTATATGAACTATGAGATTACTCATGTCATGGAAGAATATAATCCAGAGATGGATCAGCTGTTATTTCAATTACCTTTATCAGGTAGTGCTTTTAAAAAAATATATTTTGATGAAATACTAAATAGAGCAACATCAAAATTTGTACCAGCTGAAGATGTCATTGTACCATACGGAGCTTCTGACTTAGACACATGTGAAAGAATTACACAAATAATAAAAATGCCAATGAATGACTTAAGAAAAAAACAGGTCTCTGGTTTTTATTTAGATATAGAATTACAGTCCTACGAGGGCGATGAGTACAGTTCAGGAGTCCAAGAAAAGAAAGATCAGATAGATGGGACTAAATCAGATTATCTTAGTGATATGGCAGAATTATTTGAAGTGCATGTTGATTTAGATCTTGAAGGTTTTGAAGATATTGATCCACGCAACGGTGAGCCTAGTGGAATTATGTTACCTTACGTCGTCACTATCGATCGTACATCAGGAAAAGTTTTAAGCGTGTATAGAAATTATAATCAACAAGATCCTTTAAGGAAAAAGAATGATTATTTTGTTCATTACAAATTTTTACCTGGTCTTGGTTTCTATGGCTTTGGTTTAATACACATGATAGGTGGTTTGACAAGAACTGCTACCTCTGCACTAAGACAATTACTTGATGCAGGAACACTTTCTAATTTACCTGCTGGTTTTAAATCAAGAGGACTAAGAGTTCGTGATGATGATCAGCCTTTACAACCTGGGGAGTTTAGAGATGTTGATGCACCTAATGGTATTATTAGAGAAGCACTTATGCCTTTACCTTACAAAGGACCTGATCAAGTTTTATTACAGTTACTTGGAGTTTGTGTAGATGCAGGTAAACAGTTTGCTGCAGTAGCAGATATGCAATTATCCGAAATAGGTAGTTCACAAACACCTGTTGGCACAACCATGGCTTTAATGGAACGTGGTACAAAAGTCATGTCTGCAGTGCACAAAAGATTACACTATGCACAGAAGAAAGAATTTAATTTATTAGCTAATATTTTTAAACAAACACTTCCGCCTGTATACCCTTACAATGTATCTGGCGGCCCAAGAGAAATTAAAGTTTTAGATTTTGCAGACGCAATAGATATCTTACCTGTTTCAGATCCTAATATATTTTCTATGTCACAACGTGTGACTCTCGCACAAAATCAATTACAACTAGCACAAAGTAATCCACAAGCGCATAACATGTATGAAGCCTATAGAAGAATGTATATTGCTTTAGGTGTCAAAGACATTGAACAAATTTTACCAATACCTAAAGGTCCACAACCTCAAGACCCTGCACTAGAACATAGTGTCGTTTTGAAGGGTGCAAACTTACAGGCATTCCCACAACAAAATCATGAGCTACACATAAAAGCACACAGATTTTTTATGTCATCCGCTTTAGTCAAAGCTAACCCCATGGCAGTGATGAGTTTGACATCACATATTATGCAACACGTGTCCTTACTTGCAACTCAAGTAGTAGATCAAGCTTTAGTAGAAGAAGCAGAAAAATTACGTGCACAATTTGGTGATCAAGTACCACCAGAACAAATACAAGCATTACAAATGCAACGTGCAATAAAAATCGATGAAGAAATTGCAAAAATTACAGAGCAAATGGTTCTTGAAGAAGCAGAATCTATGCAAGATCAGAACATGGATCCTCTTGTTTTACTTAAACAACAAGAATTAGCACTTCGACAAGCAGAAATGGAGATGGATTCACAGTTAAAAGGTGAACAACAAGGACTAAGAGAGAATCAATTTGATTACAAACAAGTTTTAGACGCACAAAAGTTACAAAAAGATTATGATTTAGCTAATTTACGTGCAAATGTTGCGAGAGAAAGAGCAAATGCCACTAAACAAGAAGGGTAAAAAGATTAAAAGAGCCATGACAAAGACATATGGCAAAAAAGAAGGCCCAAAAGTGTTTTATGCAAGCATAAACAAGGGTAAAATTAAAGGAGTAAAAAAAAATGCTTAATTTATTAGTAGGTCCGCTGTCAAATTTAGTGGGTAATGCAGTAAAAGGTTTTGTAGAAACAAAAAA